CCTAAATATGGAGCAATAGAACTTATGGAGTACGCAGTATGACAACACCTTTATACGATGATATTAGTCATCCACCACCACATATACTTGACGCACTGACTGCACTAGCACCCGGCACTCAGTGGTACGTCAATGGAACAGTAGAAAACGCAACTGATTTTGCAAATAACGTTTACAAAATCACTGGAGCAGATAGTAACAACAGCGCAATTTTAAGTAAAGACCCAGCGGATGTTGTGTTAACATACTCAAATGTAAATGCAAAATTAACTGAATTAACAAATGCACATCCTATGAAACTATTACGCATAGAACGAGATAGACTGATAGCAGAAACAGATTTTTATGCTCTGGCTGATGTAACAATGAGCAGTGAGATGACAGCATACAGACAAGCATTGCGTGATATTACAACCAGTGCCACATCACTAGACGATGTGACATGGCCCACTAAACCGTAAAGATAAATACTACTGGAGTAAAGGATTAAGTTATGGCAACACAAGTACAATTACGTCGCGGAAGTAGTTCAGAAAATGATGCCTTCACCGGCGCATTAGGTGAAGTTACAGTTGATACTACTAATGATACTTTAAGAGTACATGATGGGTCAACTGCTGGTGGATTTCAAAGTGCAAAGTTAACAGGCACACAGAATCTTACTCTTAATAACCAAGCAGATTTGCGATTTGGTGATTCAGATGGCAGTCATTATGTTGCCCTACAAGCACCAGCAACAGTAAGTTCAAATTTAACATTTACGTTACCAGCCGCTGATGGAACTTCTGGGCAAGCAATGGTCACAGATGCAAGTGGCAACTTATCATTTGCTGCAGCAGGTGCAACTATTAGTGCAGACACTAGTACAAACACTGACTTCTTACTATACTTTGCGGCTACAACAAGTGGTGCATTAACAGCAGTTAAGCAAGACAGTGGATTATTATATAATCCAAGTACTGGAACACTAACAAGTGCAGCCTTTACTGGTGTTGCTTCCAGCGCAAAATATGCTGATTTGGCAGAACGCTACACCGCTGATAGCAACTATCAATCAGGCACAGTGCTTGTATTTGGCGGCAACGAAGAAGTTACAGAATCTACACAGCGTTTAGACAAGCGTATTGCTGGTATTGTTAGTACAGATCCTGCATACTTGATGAACAGTGAATTAGAAAACAGTGTTGCTGTAGGCTTGCAAGGGCGTGTGCCTTGTAAAGTAATTGGTGAGATCCGCAAAGGTGATTTAATGGTAAGCAGCGCAACTCCGGGACATGCAGAAGCATGGCTTGAAGATAGCAATCCACCAACAGGTTGTGTTATTGGTAAAGCACTGGAAAACAAAATAGGCGCAGGGCCAGACGTAATTGAAGTTGTTGTAGGAAGAATCTAATGTCCCAAGGTCGGTTTTATACCGCAGACTACTTGGGAGAGATGGTAAGCGCAAATACTAGTTGGAAAACACGCAACGATCCAAATAGCATGACATGGGTTGAAAAAACCATTACCAATGACGAACATGATGGCGTTGCACATGTTATTGGCAACAGTAAATCTAGACATAAATTTGATTTAAGAACGCTTAAAGGGCAAGTGGGCGGCGCAAGAGGTGTGCGTAGTGTAGGCCAAAGTTATGGATGTAATTTGCTATACAAAGATTTCGCCCCTACATTTTTGATTGCTTTTAACAAAGATATTTGCACAGATATTGCTGCTAGTGGTTATAGCGAAGATAACATTGTGTACAGCAATGTAAAAAATATACTTGCAAATACAGGCAGTTTTCATTTGTATCCTAAAATGTATACAGGTAGTGCAGGTAATTTAGCTCTACGTCTTGCATGTGCAGATGGACATAAACAAGTGTTTATGGTTGGCATGACATGCTATAGTGATCCGTTGGATAATATTTACATAGGCGAGCATATTGCATATAAAAAAACAAATATGGAAAGTGCAAACGCAAAGTTTGCACTAGAGAACACTAAAATATTCCAAACATATAGTGATGTTGAATTTTATTATGTCACAAATGACATAGGATTAATGCCCGAAGAATATCAGTGGTGTTCTAATGTCAAGGAAATAACAATATTACAATATTATAACCTAGCAGGACTAGGTGCCATTGCACATTAGACTTTGAATAGTTTTAATTTTTTCAACAATTTCATCAATTTGAAAAGTGGTAAACACACCAGGATGTAGAGGCTTGGGCCAACTATCTAGTTTACTCCAAGCATATCCTTTGTGTTCGTTGTTTAGTTTGGGTATAAATTCTTCCTCTACAACACAGACATATGTGCTATAGGTAAAGTTATTTTTTGTATTGGTAAACTTTTCTACTGGGATAGTTTTTAGAATATTGGGAGTAAATCCTATTTCTTCAAGAATCTCACGTTGTAGTGCATCATATTCAGACTCAGTAGGTTCAACCTTGCCGCCAACAAATGCCCACATGCTATCATACCTGGCGCCATTGCGAAGTACAAAAAGATAACGTGAACTTGTTTTGCTTAAAAACAGTGCGCCAACACCGCTGTTAAATGACGATGTTCCAATCGCCTGCTTGATATTCGCCTTCATAAGACTTGATCCACTCTGTTCCAGTCCACTTGTATTGAATTCCTGTGTTAGTATTAGTCATATAGTGTACACCCGAATCGGCACTACTGTCAAATGATACTTGCCATCCGGTGCCTGAATACTCTATAATATCATTTGCACTGGCTACAAGATCACCGTCACTTGTATCTTTCCATGCATCCGCACCATCTGTGTTATCAGAATCTCCTATATCATTTAATATAAGATAACGTTGCCCTTGCGCACTTGCTGGAAGCCCTGCTCCAGGTGCACTGCGCAAAGGATTAATAATCTTTGTAACTGCAGGAATATCATTTGTTGGAATAGTATCTGTGTCAACTGTCCATAATAGTTTATGAGGATCGCTAGGATGAAAAGCAATGGTACCTGTAATTTCTGCAGCACCTTGTTCTAATCTTAGTTGACTAATGCCAGCAGTTAGTGCGCCATATTGATTAATCAGTGCAGCCCAACTAGTGTCGTCTGTACCTATCTTTGTAGGAGGATCGTTAAGCGGTGAATAATCTATTTTGTTTGTAGTGCTTTCATTTCTATCCAATATTTGTATAGTATTGCCTAATACAATAATGCCAAAGTTCATAGGTGTAAATTTCATTCTATCACCCAGTAACAAGTTATTATCTATAACACCATCACTTATACTGCCACTCTCATCGTAGATACTAGCAACAATTCTATTAATAACGCCAAGTTTTTTAACTTTTGCAGGTGCAGTAAGATAGATAGGTACAGTAAAGTTAAGAGTAGCAATATCAATCTGGTCATCTACGCCTACTGGAACACTTCTGCTACTGAATTGAACATTCTGTAATTCTATATAACTTAAACTTGTCCAATCTAAATAATTATCAGTGCTTTGTATTTCCAATGCTGGATTAAACAATACCAATATCTGTTCCATTAGTTGTAGTTTTTGATTTGTGTTACTTGTCCAAACATCTGTACTCATTTGCAATGTATACGGAACAGGCATTAATCGCTCCACAGTAAATGCATTGCCCTGTTGCGTGTTATAACTATTTGTATTAGGATCAAACTTACGCATACGAATATGTTTCTTATCAACAAATGTAGGATCCTGTCTACGCTCTGGATTGTATTCTAATCCTGTAATATAGCAACTAATCATTGGAGTAGGAATAATTTTATTTTCACTGTTTTCACGAACAATACTGCTTACCATACGAGTACTATCACCGTACTTTACAGGCACTGTGATAAGCGTAGTATTTCCGTCACGGTCTTTGCCATACTCTACTTGAAAGTTACTAAATGCACGGATATACTGCAACAAGAATCGTCTAATTTGTTGATCATAAAAAAATTGTTGAGGCATTAGTCTTCCCTAGGTTTAAGTGCATCACTGAGTGATTGTCTACTTGTTGCTGGAGTGTTATCATCTGCAGTAAATGTGCCAGTGTTATTAATAAATTGATCTCGTTGTGCTGTGCCTGAGCCTGGTGTCAGTCCACTGCGTACATCATCTTCCACTTTAATCCAACGATTTCCATTGTATCTAAACAGTCTATTAGGCAGGAAGTCTACACGCAAGGCAAAATCACCCTCTTGTGCATCACCTGGGAAACTAGTGCCCATAGAAACATTTTCTCCGTTAGGAGCAAGTCCATCACCTACCAAATAACCACTGTAAGCATTGCTATTTTGAGGAGTAATGCGACGGGCATCTGCACTTGCATCAGTACTGTCTGCATTTTGTGCGGTGTCGTCAGCATTAACGCCCTTGGACTCCAGTGGTGCACCTGTTACAGGATCAGTAGGAACAATGTAATACTTGCTTGTATCATATCCACTCTCTGGAACTTCTGCTTCTGCTGCAGCAACAACTTTGTTAGTGATCTCTAATTCTTTGTTGTATGTACTAAGCAAGTCACGAAGTGTATTATCAGTTGTGTTGCCGTCACTATCTTCTTGCAATACATTTAAAATATCGTTGTATTCTTGTGCATCTACCAGTGGCGTACACTTAACACGCCACAAATGACTCCACCAACTTGGGCTAAATCCTTCACTTGGGCGACTGCCTTCTTGTACTACATAGTAGCGTTTAAGGCTTAGTTCAACACTTTCGTCAAGTGCGCTAAAGTCTGTTAAGTGTGGCAATTCAATGACATCACCTGCCATAAGTTTGCGACCAAGGTTGTTTAGCATATCATTCTCATGCAATGTAATAAACAGCGTATCGTTTGCTAAAAACAACCCAAACTGTGATAAGTCAAAGTCTGTATCGCTTACACTGTATATACCACGCAAACTATAGATGTCTTGGTCGTATACTCTGTCTCTGTTCTCTAAAAATAAGAAGTCTTGTATGCCCAGTGGATCAGGCTCAGTTTGATTAGGTTGACTAGGATCACTTCCACCTTGACTTGCAACACCTAAATACTTGTGTACGTTTATTCCAGTGCCACCAATGGTAAACATCTCCTTCATTCGTCTGTCGAAGAAGCGATAATCGTTGGTGTGAGCACCATCTTTCCATAGTGAAATTCTTGGCATCTTTATTCCTTATTGTGTAGTATTTATCGCTTATAAATAACCGCAATGAAACTAGATCTACATGGACATAATGTACACTCTGCTTGGAACCTATTTAACAGTAGGATAACAGATGCATACTATAATAAGCAACGCACTGTGGTTGTTATTACAGGGCAAGGTGCTATTATGCATGAGTTTCGGAGTTGGTGTGCCCAACATCCCCACATTATAGCATGGACAAACGCAAATAATCCAGGAAGTTACAAAATATCTCTCAAAAAAGGTTGACACATTCTCAAAAGGTGCTATATTAATATAGTAAGTTGATGTTGAGGAGAGATACATTATGGTTAGTAACACAAAGTTTAAAGATTTCGTTGTAGCACTTAGCGCAGAAGATCAGCAAACAGTTGTTGATAGACAGTTGCGCTTGCTTCCTGCATTTATTATGCAAGAAGTTGCTACTACTAATAATGCTAAAGTCATTCGCAAGTTAGAGAGCCGCTTGAAGCAGGTTCGCTTGATGTTGTCCTCTATCATTGCTAACGGAAAGGTTGTGTAATGAACGAAATATTAAATGATATTGAAACACTTACTATTGTAAGAAATGCAGTAAGTACAGGTGTTGAAAAAGAAAAAACAATCGAGTTATTGGACAAAGTGATACGACTTAAATCACTTGAGATAACTAACTTTGAAGCACAAATGGAAATGGAGTTTATGAACGATGGCATTAACCGCTCTTAAAGGTAAACCAGTCAAGCGTAAAAAAGCAGCCAAGGCTCGCCGTAAAACTACTGGCGCCGGCGCCGCCCCTCTGGACAACTACAAAGTTGCCAAGGACTTCTTTCACTTTGATGTAGATAAGAAGGAATATGTTCCTATTATCAGACAGTATGTAAAAAAGTTTTACGATAAAAAGACTGCAACATACATTCTGAAAAATAGTGATGCTAGTATGGCATTTAGTCATATTGCTTGTTACTGTCATTACATGAATAATGATAAGGCAGATCAAATTCCTGAGGACAGTCACAATTGGATGTCAGGTAGATTTGGTGCTCTTGCAGAAAAAGGGGAGTCTATTGTTGAAGAAGTCAAAGCAGTAGAAGCAACAAAGCCTAAGAACGTTTACGTTCCTAGCATCCAAGAGCGTATCAAGGAAGCAAGTGGCAACATTATTGCTGAGATTGAGGAAGTAGTTGACGACTTTATTGACAACCCTAATACCTTTAAGGGACTTGATCCTGTTAAACTGTTCCGTAAACTGAATGTGAATCAAGCACATGCTAGGCATATCCGTGCTTTTTATGAAGGGGTGTATGCAGAGTATGTTATGCTACAGCAACCTGCTCGTGAACAGGAAGAGGATTTGCGAGAAGCATATGCACACTTGGACAAAGCCGCAATCAAACGTGCAGTAACACTGTTTGGTGGTATCCTTGGTGCTTGTGATCTTATTACAGCAGAAAGCAAAGCAACTCGTAAGACACGAGCAGCAAAGCCTAAGAGTGCTGACAAGTTGGTTGCAAAAATGAAGTATTGCGTAACCGACGAAAAGTATAAAGTAGCCAGCATAAATCCTGTGGATATTATTGATGCTAGTGAAGTTTGGGTGTTTAATGTAAAGACACGCAAGATTGGCAAGTATGTTGCAGAAGAACACGCAACACTACAAGTCAAAGGCACTACACTGCAGTTCTTCGATGCAAAGCAAAGTATAGCAAAAACATTGCGCAAGCCAGAACAGCAACTAGCAGAGTTTAACAAGAGTGGCAAAGTGCAGTTACGCAAATTCTTAGATGATATCAAGGGTGTTGAAACAAAGATGAACGGACGCTTTAATGCCGACACTGTGATCCTTAAGGCAGTAAAGTAATAAATAGTGTATAGAAGGAATACACTATGGCAACGCTAGAATCACTAAGAGCAGACACAACTGATTACATTCGCTATCGCTTGGGCGATGGTATGGTGGATGTTGAACTTGATCCAGAACACTATGACAATAGCATAGACAAAGCAGTAAAACGTTTTCGTCAGCGCAGTCAAAATGCTTATGAAAGTTCTTATGTATTCTTAAGTATTGTAAAAGAACAACAAGAATATACACTACCAGACGAGATTGAAGAAGTTCGTCAAGTATATCGACGCAGTGTTGGCAGTGGTAGTACTGACACAGGCACACAGTTTGAACCATTTGAAGCAGCATTTCAAAATACTTACCTGCTACAAAGTGGGCGTATTGGTGGTATGGCAACATATGAAATGTACTATCAGTATCAAGAACTAAGTGCTAGACTGTTTGGCGGCTTTGTAAACTTTGAGTTCAATCCTGTAACTAAAAAGATTACAGTGTTACGAAAGTTTACTAATAGCGGTGAACAAATTGTGTTATGGACTTACAACCTACGTCCAGAAGCAAGACTGCTACAAGACAGACATGCTGGACCATGGGTACAAGATTACGCATTAGCACTTGCAAAGTATACACTAGGCGAAGCACGTTCAAAGTTTAGCACAATTGCAGGACCACAGGGCGGTACAAGTCTTAACGGTGACGCACTTAAAGCAGAAGCACAAGTTGAAATAGACAAACTCGATGAAGAACTACGCAACTATGTTGACGGTAGTGATCCACTCTCATTCATTATCGGTTAGTAAATGATAAAATGCCCATTGCCTTACATGCACCAATTCATTGGTCAAAACTTTACGAAGCCGTGCTGTGAATTTACAGAACATAGTAGTATGACACCCAATGAATATTGGAACAGTGCTGAACTAGCCAGTGTTAGGACTGAACTTGAAAATGGTACATGGCCCAGTGGATGTTCTAGTTGTCAGTACAAAGAAGAAAACAATCAACTAAGTTTAAGACAGCGTAGTTTACAAGAATACGCAATGCCTAACATTGCAAGTGTTGAATACTTGGATGTACGATTAAGTAATAAATGTAATTTTGCATGTAGAAGTTGCGAGCCTATTTTTAGCAGTCGTATTGCAAAAGAAGCAAAAGTGCATAAACTAAAGAAGTTTTACGGTTATGAACTTGACAAGAACTATGTTGAACATAGCAATCAAATAAGTCAAGACGTACAACAGATGCTACCCACTGTAAAGAAACTAATGTTTACTGGAGGAGAGCCAACTTACATCAAACAATTTTATGATATACTAGATGTTTGCAATCCAGAAACACAGTTGCTTGTCACTACAAATGCAAGTATGATAGACGCTAAGTTTTTATCCTATGCTAAAAGATTTCCTAATTTACACATAACACTAAGTATAGATGCAGTGGGAGAACCTGCAGAATACATTCGCTATGGTACAGATTGGAACACAGTGGATGAAAACATACAAAAGATTTTGGGTTTAAAATGTAGTGTTATGTTCAATACTGTTCTTAGCGCATACAGTGTTCCCTATCTTGAAACTTTAGTAGACTACATTATTGCACATGAACAAGATGCCTACAGTGCTGATATGTATATCTGCACAACTCCAAAACATTTACATCCCTGCGTTCTTCCACAAGACACAAGAAAAAGATTGACAACCATAGTCACTGATTGTATAGTTAAACTGAACAATAGTAAAAGACAAGAAGATTATAAAAACTGTATACAAGTATTAACTGAACTAAACCAACAACTACAAGATACATTTATTGACAACACTGAATTTTATGAATTCACAGAAACATTAGATATAATACGAGGTCAAAAGTATGATTATTGGAATTTGCGGTCTAATAGGATCCGGTAAAGGCACTGTTGCTGATATCCTAGTAGATCAAGGATTTAAAAAAGTAAGTTTTGCTGATAAACTTAAAGATGGTGTTAGTACTATCTTTGGTTGGGATCGTGCAATGCTTGAAGGAGACACAGATGAATCCAGAGAATGGAGAGAACAGCGTGACGACTTTTGGAGTAATGAAACGAAAATGGAAGTCACTCCTCGTTTGGTGCTTCAGTTATTTGGTACTGATTGCATGCGTAATGGCTTTGATGACGGAGTCTGGGTAAGCCTACTTAAAAAAACTATACTGGAAAATCCAGGAAACTATGTGATTCCTGATGTGCGTTTTGAAAATGAAATAAACATGATCCGTGATATAGGCGGTGAGATTTGGTGGACCAAACGTGGCGACAATCCAGAGTGGTGGAGTAAAGCAGTTTTGGATACACAAACTGGAAGCAATTTTATGGCAGATGAGGATATTCATCCAAGTGAATGGAAGTGGGCAAACACCAATGACAGATTTGATGAAATTATCTACAATGAAAGTTCATTGGATGATCTTAGATATCGGGTGTTAGATCTCCTCGGGACCATCCCGTATTAATAAGTTCAGCATTACAGTTTAAACAAACTGTTTTTAAGTTGCGATTAGCCACGTTATTTAAATTACCATCAATATAAAACACAGTAACTTGACTTCTTATGCTAGGTTTGAATCCACATGCCTCGCAATTTCTCTTGACTTTGTATCCACTGTCAACCCATAATGGCTTAACAGGTTTGTGTAATTTCAAACACTGTTCACATTTCTTTCTAAAATAAGGTTGCTTATCCTTATAGTAGTTTATTGCTCTAGGACGTTGTCCACATGCGTCACAAATAGGGCGTTTCATGTGCTTATTTACCCATACCTTTAAAGGGATTTGTCAAATAAGGGTGTTTTTAAGGTGTTCTTATAAATAGTTATAACGAATTATAATACCTTAATTGAGGAAGAAAAACATGGCACTAATATCACCAGGCGTAGAAGTTACAGTCATAGACGAAAGTAACTATGCTCCATCAGCAGCAGGAACAGTAGCAGCGATTGTTGTTGCAACTGCACAAGATAAAACAAGTGGCACTGGCACAGGCACAGCGGCAGGAACAACCGCAGCAAATGCTGGTAAGACATTTTTAATTGGAAGTCAGAGAGAACTTACAGCAACCTTTGGTAATCCAACATTTTACAACACAGCAAGTGGTACACCAATTAACGGTTACGAACTTAATGAATATGGCTTGTTGGCTGCATACAGTTTACTTGGTGTTAGCAACAGAGCGTATGTTACCCGTGCAGACATTGACCTTGCACAACTAGCAAGTAGTACAAGCCGTCCACTGGGTAATCCAACAAACGGTACAGTTTGGTGGGATATGAGTACAGATACACGCTGGGGTATTTTTGAATGGAATCAAAGCACAGGCGTGTTTACTAACAAAGTTCCAACAGTACTTACAAGCACCACAGAGTTAACTGGTGGTGTTCCCAAAACATCAATTGGCGCAATAGGCGATTATGCACTGGTTGCTACAAATACTAGTAATCCTGTGTACTACAAAAATCGTAGTAATGCTTGGGTACTAGTAGGAAGCAGTACATGGATGGTTGCACATCCAACAATTGCTGGTACAGTAGCAAACGGCACTCTTGTAAATGGTAACACGATTACTATTAACACAGCAACAGTTACACTAAGTGGAACAACTGTAGCAGCTCTTGCAACTAGTATTAACAGTGCAAGTATTGATGGTGTTACTGCAGCCGCAGTTGACGGAAAGATTGAAATTTATGCAACAAACCTTGCAGAATCAAATGGTAGTGTTGCAGATGGAAAAATTATTCTTGCAAATGCAAGTGGAACAATCCTAACTGTAACTGGACTAACAGCAGGCACATATGCAAGACCTCTTATTGCACAGGATCCACATTACACAGTACCAGCATGGAAGTCAACAGACACAACACCTCGTCCAGCAGGTAGTGTATGGGTTAAGACAACAGCAAGTAACAGTGGTTTCCTAGCAGATGTAAGTACCTATGATACTGCGACAGGCTCATTTATTGGTAGTACTGCATCAGCATATACAAACGATCAGACTGCACTTAAGAACATGGACACAGGCGGTGGCAGTGCTATTACAGCAGGCAGTTTCTATGTACAGTATGATGTAACTGAGAATGATACAGTGACTTACAAATTGTTCAAACGTTACAGCGCAGGTGCACTACAAGTTACAGGCACAGTAAATGCGACAGCACCACTTACTGCAAGTAACGAATTTACAATAAGTGCAAGTGCAGCAAACAGTACAACACTTACAACAGCAGTAACAGTTGTAGTAAGTGGCACAGGTATTGCAGACATTGCAAGTGACATCAACGGTGCAAACGTTGCTAATGTAAGTGCAAGTGTTACTAGTGGCGGCTATTTGCAAATTGCACATGCACTAGGTGGTGTGATTGTACTCAAAGACACAACTGGTACTCCACTAGCAGATGCAGGTATTAGCACAGCAATTACTACTAAGCAGGTTCGTGCAGGTAATAGCAGTGATCTTATCCTTAGTAACTGGATTGCAGACACATATACTGCAGCAAAAAGTGCACCAGGTGCAAACCCATCAGACCTTACATATTGGTATGCAGGTGGATTTGAAGCAGACATTATGATTCACAATGGAACAACATGGCAGGGCTATCAAAACATAACTGATACTCGTGGATTTGCACTAGGAAATACAAGTCCAGATGGTGTAATTTTTAGCACTACAGAACCAACAACACAGAGTGATGAGACTGTACTAGTAAATGGTGACTTGTGGATTGACACAAGTGATTTGGAAAACTATCCAGCATTGTACAGACGTGAAACTGTAGACAGTGAAGCAAAATGGGTGTTAATTGATAAAACAGATAATACTACTGAAAACGGTATCATCTTTGGTGATGCACGTTTTATGGGTGACGGAACAACAGACGTTGTAACTGGTACTATCCCAACAACTGTAACACTGCTAACAAGTGACTATTTGGATATTGATCGTCCAGATCCAACTGTTTACCCACGCGGTATGCTACTGTTTAACACACGCCGTAGTACATATGGTGTAAAGCAGTTTAGAAGTGATTACTTCTCACGCACTAACTTTAGTGACACAAGTACATATCCAACGCTTCCTACAGAAAAGGATGCATGGGTAACACAGAGTGGTTCTACATTTGGACGCAAAGCAGTACGCACTATTGTTACTAATGCAATGAAATCTGCACTTGATGCAAGCACAGAGCTTCGTGAAGATGCAAGAATCTTTAACACTATTGCAGCACCGGGTTATCCAGAGCTAATCAGCAACATGGTAAGCCTAAACAATGACAGACGCCAGACAGCATTTGTAATTGGTGATGCACCAATGAGACTAGCAGCAACAAGCACTACTATTGAGAATTGGGCGACAAACTCAGCGGCAGCAAGTGATAACGGTGAAGATGGACTAGTAACAAGTGATGCTTACTTGAGTGTATTCTACCCAAGTGCAACAACAAATGATCTTAGTGGCAACTCAGTTGTTGTCCCAGCAAGTCATATGATGTTGCGCACAATTGCAAGAAGTGATGATATTAGTTTCCCATGGTTTGCACCAGCAGGTACACGCCGCGGACTAGTAGACAACGTTGCAAGTATTGGATATGTCAATAGTGTAACAGGTGCGTTTATTAACGATAACATTCGTGAAAGCGTAAGAGATACACTGTACACAAACAGAGTTAATCCAATTGCATTCTTTAACGGTAGTGGAATTCTTAACTACGGTAACAAGACTCGCGCAGCAAGCACAAGTGCCCTAGATCGCATTAACGTAGCACGTTTGACAGGTTATCTAAGACGTCAACTACAAACAATTGCAACAGGATTTGTATTTGAACCAAATGATAAGATTACAAGAGATGAGATCAAACAACAGGTCGAACAAACTCTAAATGATTTGGTTGCAAAGCGTGGTGTATTTGACTACTTGGTGGTTTGTGATGATACAAACAACACACCAGGAAGAATTGATCGTAACGAACTATACGTTGATGTTGCTATTGAACCTACAAAGGCTGCGGAATTTATCTTTATTCCAATTAGACTTAAGAACACAGGTGAGATTGCAAGCGGAAACGTAGCGGCAGCAAGCACAGTTTAATAAAAAAAATAGAATTGGGGGGCGGAAATGCCCCCCTTTTTTTTATGACTGAAATTAGATAAATACTTTTATAATAATTATAGGAGCGAAACGAAATGTCAGTTTCATCATTAACAAAATTTACAGTGCCGTTAGACGGTGATCAGAGCGCAGCAAGCCAAGGCTTGCTTATGCCAAAACTTAAATACCGCTTCCGTGCGCAATTTGAGAACTTTGGTGTTAGCAGTCCTCGTACAGAGCTTACCAAACAGGTTATGGATATTACACGCCCTAGTGTAACATTTGAAGAGTTTGAAGTTCCTGTTTATAACAGTAGAGTATACTTGATTGGCAAGCACCAATGGGATTTGATTACAGTAAACCTACGTGACGATGTAAATGGTGCAGTAACTAAATTGTGTGGAGAGCAGATTCAGAAACAGTTTGATATGATGGAGCAAAGTAGTGCAAGTTCAGGTATTGATTACAAATTTATCACACGTTTTGAAATACTAGACGGTGGTAACGGCGCAAACGCACCAAGTGTACTTGAGACCTGGGAATTATACGGCTGCTTTATTCAGAATATCAACTATGGTGATCTTAACTACGCAAGTCAAGAACCTGCAACAGTTGCAATGAGTATTAGATTTGACAATGCTGTACAATCACCACTGGGTGACGGTGTTGGTGCAAGTGTAGCGAGAACACTAGGTCAAACTATTACTGGCTAATAGGAGTTATTCCAAATGGCTAGTGTAAACCCACTACTATCAGGCCTAACCCGAGGCGAAACAATGCGCGACTACAAACATGCGTCGCGCACTTTTGTTGACAATAACTTCGAGTTACAGCCTAGACATGGGCATCTCTTTCATGTGGTATTTGAATTTACTGCGGAAGCACAGAGTTTGTTTAACACAGTTGAAAAACTTGAGATGCCTATTCTTGTAAAAAGTATAGATTTGCCCACATATACTATTGACGTACAAACACACAATCAGTATAATAGACAAGTACAAACACATCATAAGATTAGTTACAATCCTGTGACAGCAACATTCCATGATGATGTAAAAGAACTTATTCGTAACTTATGGCACAAGTATTATTCATTCTACAGCGCAGATCCAACTTACAGTTTAGATAGTAACAGTTACAATACCCAGGATAGATACGCAAACAGAACACAGTCACAGTGGGGCATGCAACGCGGTAATAAACGTTTCTTTAAAAACATTAAAATTTACAGTATGCACAATCACAAGTTTGCTGAGTATACATTAATAAATCCTATTATTACAAGTTTTAATCATGACAATCATGCATACGCAAGCGCAGGATTGATGCAGCATAGTATGCAATTGCAGTATGAAACTGTAAAATATGCAACTGGATTTGTTAATGACATAAGTCCAACTGGCTTTGGTGAAATACACTATGACGTTGAAACTAGTGATTTAAGTAATGGTCCTCAAAGAGGACAAGTGTTTGTGGACGGGCAACTTGTTAACACCAATGGACAAGCGCCTTCAGATTTGTTTAGTAGTAATTTAGGCACTATAGGAAGCCAAGGTATACTGTTTGATAATTTGTCAAATCTAAGTTTTGGGAGTGTGATTAATACAGCATTGGGTAAAGTTGCAAGTAACATATTAACTGGACAAAAGCCCACAAGTAATATATTAGTACCGTTTATTGGTAAATCATCAGTAAGTGATCTTAACGTAACTGACATTACAAATATAGTAGTCAATAATCAAACAAACGATGGAACAACTGATGCTATAAGCAGTCAGGGCCAGAGCATTGGAAATCCACAATTCGTTAATACTGTGTCTAGCTCAGAGGGATATAACACAGGCTATGCACATACTATTCCAAATACAACTGGTACAGTTGGTGCACCTAATAAAATTAGTAGTACCACAGAATACATAAGTTCAACTAATAGTGCAGGAACAAGACAAAAGTCCCTGGACATAGCAAAAAAACGTTTACAAGATCCAAATCTTACTAAAGAGTTACGAGACTTTTATAATGAAAAGATAAGGCTAGGCAATCTATAATGGCACAAGAAACCAATTTACCAACAGTAAATCCTGCAGATAATTTTGACCAGCGTGTTCAAGATTACTTTGTAAACTATTTCACTGCTCCTATCAAAATGACGGATCAAGAGTATGAGGCAGCAAAAGCATTTTTTGTTGCTCGTACTAATAATGAAGCAGCGGCAGCAGCACTCACTGCAGCAACTATACAAGCAGCAAATGAATTAGACTTGTTTATTTTGGATGTTATTAGACAATTTGAAACAACTTCTGACTTAAAGAGTGCTATACCTACATTTCTAAACCTTAGCCGCAGTGGTAGAAGTTTACTAGGATATGAAACAAGCATTACTCCAAACGAGAATACAGCACGCCAAGTGAGTTTGTAATGTTCAGTCGCAACAAATATGCCAATGGCATATACACAATTACAAATCCAGAAAAGTATAGTGGCAACAAAGAGCCTCGCTACCGCAGTGGATGGGAACATGCATTTATGCGTTTTTGTGACAATAATCCAAGTGTAATAAGTTGGGCAAGTGAAGCAATACAAATACCCTATCGTAATCCACTTACAGGCAAAGGCACTGTATATGTGCCTGACTTTGTTGTAATGTATCAAGACAAACGTGGTAATAAACATGCAGAACTTATTGAAATAAAGCCCAAAGCACAGACCATGCTTACTGAAAAGACCCGTGAAAAAGAAAAACTTTCAATTGCTATTAATCACGCAAAGTGGGAAGCGGCAGCAAAGTGGGCAAAACACAAAGGCTTGCGCTTTAGAGTTGTAACAGAAGATGATATTTTCCACAACGGCAAACGCTAGGGATAACTATTAGTATGACCAAAAAATTAGAAGAATTATTTGATGTGGCACCTACAAACGAAGTAGATATCACAGCAGAAGAAAATAGCACAGTTGTAGAACATGTGACTGCCAAGGACTTGCCACAAATACAAACAGCACTTACTAATGTAGATAAGATTGATGCTGCATTGCCCAGTGTAAGCGAACTTGGTACCAGCGATAAAGAAATGGACGACATTGCTGTATTAGCACAGGATACATTCAAAGACCTAATGGATCTTGGCATGAATGTAGAAGCACGTTTCAGTGGTGAAATTTTCAGCAATGCTGCTCGTATGCTGGACACAGCATTAAGTGCAAAAAATGCAAAGATCAACAAAAAATTACGCATGGTTGATTTACAACTAAAAAAAGCAACATTAGATGCTAGACTTGCTAAAGAAGCAAAAGCCAATGGTGAAGAAGTTGAAGATGGTGAAGGACAAGCAGTTGATCGTAACCAACTTCTAATGGAAATACTAGGCAGGAACTCTGAACAAAAGTAATAAATACACT